ACTAATTATTCCTTCAGGGTATCCTATCTTACCTTGATGTATGGCAGCTTGTAAGCCTTCCATTAGCTGCTGCTTACTTGAACTTGTGAACTTTAAGCCTTGTATCATTACCCCTTCTCTTTGTAAGTCCTCAAGGATAGGGTCGCCAACCCCCGTACTATCGACAAGGATAGGGCATTTAGGCAGCCTAAGGATAGTTTGCTTGGTATTGTGCCAATCCATTTGAAAGCGGTCAAAATAAGCCACGCAGCCGTCTTTATCAAGCCCTATGATAACGGTGAAGTCAACAGACTTGGCAAGATCTATTCCATAGGATACGATCTGTTGCGAAGATACCGGTTTAATGCAGCGCCTAATAAATGCGTTGCCAAATGGATTAGCGCTATTTTCTGCGGGGTTAGCCATATATTCCTGCTCGAATACAACTTCCGGTAATTGCATCTTTGCCTCGTCTATTTCCTTTCTGTTTATATATGGATTGTCATAGGTAGTGAATTTAAAACTTTTCCAATCATTCTCACCCTCTTTCATAAACATTGAATAAAAGAAATTCTTTCCTCTTGGCGTGGATAAGAAAACCGCCTTCCCTTCATAATCTGTAAGCGTTGGTCGAATGCTATTTTGCCACCCGCTTTCAAGATCAGGTATAAAAGCAGCCTCGTCAATTATTACTAAATTAAATTTGCGACCTCTTAAATTGTCAAGCCTTTCGCCTGTAAAAAATTCAATAGATCCATTATTAGGACAATAGATCTTTAGGTTCGATATGTTATTCTTAAAAGGTATTGCTGAAGTTAGTTTTTCAAAAAAAGTTTTTGCTAACTTATACGTTGGTGTAATATAGGCAACTTGCCCGCCTGTAATTGCTTCTTTGATTCCTATGATCTGTGATATTTCTGACTTACCAAATCGACGCCCGCACATTACGACAATAAAACGCTTTTCGCATTCTAATATCTTTTTTTGATTGATATGTGGGTTTGGTAATTCTATGCGCACTATAAAATAGTTTTGCCTTCAACGAATACAACCTCGATCTTTGTATCCTGTTGAATATCAACTTGTTCTTTTGGCTTGCCATAAACGCGGCTTAATAAAGTATCTAAGCTATAAAGGCTGCCCTTAATTAAACTTTTATTCATAGCGCCTGCAATTGTCTTTTCAAGTATTGTGGCTTTTGGGTTATCGTAAACTTCTTTTAATTCGGTTGTATTCATTGACATCATTACTTGAATCGTGTCATTTATTTCGCTTAGCTTATACCCTTGCTCTTTTAGAAGGGTTACATATTTACGCGGACGTCCGTTTGGGTTTCTTATTTCCCCTTTTTGAACCGGTATTAAATTCTGCTCGTTTGCCATATTCTCTTATTTCCTTCTTTGTTATTTTGAGCGGCAGGGTGGTATTGCACCCCTTTTTTAGTCTGGAAGACTAACGCATTACTTTTATGCTTCTGCCGCTTGTTGCCTTTCTGCCAAAGTTACTTTATTTCCTTTATACATTCCCGCACCAAGTTCATCTATCTTAGTAAATGGAATTATAGGAACTGCTATTTTGCAGGTTTTGTCAATCAAGTATATATATCTAAGCTGAAAGCCTTTAATTTTTTGCCACCCAATATGCTCTGTATCCAAATATTTTTTCCAATTTCCGTACTTATTCATTATAGTTTTACTTGACTTTATAGTCATAGAATGAATCTTTTTTCCATTAGGCAAAAGGAATAGATCACTATTTTCTTTTATCAAAGTCAAATTAAACCCGCTTGCTCTGTATATAGTTCCATCACCGCAATCACAACCATCTGAATAAGATAAAATCCACTTTATATTAGGTGCATTCTTTTTTATTAATTTTATACTAATTGCAATGCATCTGCTTTCGCTATACTTTGGCAAATATTCATCAAATGCCATTCTATTCAATTCTAAATAATCGTGCCAATTTGTATTTTCAACTAAGCCAATAGTCTTGCTTTTATCTAAACTTGACCCATAGCTTAAAACCCCGTGTAATTTTTCATCTAAAAAGCACCCAAAATGTAACTTACTATTAGGCACTACCTTGCCTGAATAATGATTAATTTTAATAAATTCATTAGCAATCTTGCTCGGTATAACTTTAACAATTATTTCCTTTGCTCTGCCCATTGCATTACGATTAAATATAAAGCGTTACCATTTGAATTTTCATTGCCCATTGTTTCAGCGTATTTATATTCCTCTGTTCTTTTGATTTCCTCAATAGCATTTTTTATTTGCTCTGCCTGTTCATCTGCCAAAGTGAAAGTCATTTGTTGAAATGGCGACTTATCACCGTTTGGTAAACTAAAATCTTCACCCAAATCTTCAACATTACTAAACCCGATTATATCAACTCCCCAATCTGTAAGTTCTTCAGAATCCCAATTATTAGCCAAATCTGACCAATCCCATTCACCGAAACTTGCATTGTCTTTTACTATAAATTGTTTTTGCTGATCTTCAGTCCAATCCACGATCTCGATTGCGACCTCTGTATGCCCTGCTTCTTTGATTGCCTTTAGACGCATATTGCCACCAAGTACAACCATATCTTTATTAACTACAATAGGGCGGACGTTTAACATATCAGGAAATTCCTGTATTGACTTTACAAGTTTTCTAAACTTATCGTCTTTAATTAAACGTGGATTGTTCGGGTTAGGTTTAACTTCCGCAATCTTTACTTTTTTTATCATAGGTTTTTATTTACCTGCCTTGACCTCTGTATGCTTTCGGTTTTGGGCTATGTTTATTAAAGGATTTCTTGGCGTGTCCGCATTTCCTTTTACCAAAGTTAACCTTTTTTGAATCACTTTTAACCTTTGCCATTTATTTTTTTATTATGGATTTCTTTTAAATAATCATAGTGCGTCTTTGTATCACCCATTACAACGTGGCATTGTCTACATAATGCCTGCAAGTTTTCAATCGTATCTGACTTTTTAGATCCGCCCATTCCCCTTGCGTCTATGTGGTGAATATCCACCGCTTTCTGTCCGCAAACCTCACAAGGTATAAATTCCTCTATTCCATAACCAAAATAATCAAGATATATTTTAACGTGCTTTTTCATTATCAATTTGTTCAAGTTTCTTTTGCGCCCAAGCCACGCCTTCATCACCACCCCAAGCCAACCACATCAAAGCGCCGCAATCCTTTTTTGGATCACCTTTTGAATTTTCTCTATGCCTTTCAAAAGATGACATTCTCGCAATCGTATCCCTTGTAATATTTTCACCCTTAGCTAATTGATTTGCACGCGCCCACCCAACAGGCGTTCCGCATTTACGATCGTATTGTTCTCTTATATTGATTGCTCTTTGTGCGTTTACTCTTGCCGCTTGTGGATAATCGTTATAACTATCCACCATTGAAACCCTTATTGCAGCCCATACGCTTTGTGCTTTTTCTTCTGTTTCATAGATGCAAGCACCTGATCCTATTCTATATTTCCCGTTTGAACATTTAATTACCGGCATTGTCTATCAATTTACTATAAATAGCAAACCTGTGCTTATTTACTTCGTGCAAATTAAAGTTCTTATTGCAATAATCGTACAAGGCGTTCCCGTAATGCTCGCGCGCTTGCCTATCATTGACCAACATCTTAATCCAATAATACCAATCTTTTTGACTATTGACGTGGCAGGCGGGATAAAATCCCTTGTATGGATGCACGTTACTAACTATTGCAGGATTCTTTTTTGATGCCGTTTCTAATACCTTCAAATTAGACTTCATTGAATTAAACTTAGAATCAATTAAAGGAATTAGACTTATATCTGAATCACAATAAGCCGCCATATATTCCGTTACTTGATTATAGTTGTAAATTGTAGGTTTTAACTTTAATCCATTTGTGAAGGCTGCAATCATTCCGTCCCAAATAGGTTTCTCTTGTTCATTATATCCTGCTATTATTGTACGAACGGGGAAATTAATTCGCTTCATTGGATTTCGTAATATTTCCAAATCCTTTCCGTGCGTTCCTGATCCTGACCAAAATAGCCTAATTAGATCCGAAGGCTTTTTATCTAAAAGGAATTGTTCCTCGCCGTATGGAATTGCATTCGGAACTATTTCCACGTTTTGATTATATTGATATATTTCCTCTGCTAATCTTTCGTGCGTACAGGTGCAAAGGTCTGCTATCTGTATCCAATTTATAATCTGTTGCGGAACGCTATTTAGAATATATCTTTCATAAAGTATATGCGAAGCGTCTAAATGCCAATAGTCGTCATTATCAACTATTAATTTAAACCCGTACTTTTTGCGCCATTCAACCATTTGATCAGGTGTAATATTTGCAAGCATCCTGTTCAGGATCACAATATCATAGTTACCTTCAAATGTTTCTTCACTTATTGTATCCGTCATTAAGCAATAATCTTTTTTCATATTGACTATTGGCATAATGATCCTGTGATAAGCTACTCCACTTGTCTTGCTCGTAATTGCTAAAATTCGCATCTAAGGTTTTTTTCTGTATGGTAGATAGGTTGGTATTTTTCCCAAACCGACTGCGCCCTTTGTAGGCTTGCGTCTTTCATTGCTCTATATTCTGTTCCATTTCCAACGTCGTGTCCAATATGCTCACTTTTTAGATCCGGCAAATAGTAATTAGTAAAGCCCGCAATGGTAGCCCTTTCTGCATAATCCCTATCTTGCATTCCATATGGATCGTATTCTATATTATAACCGCCGATCGTATCAATCAATTCCCTTGTTAAAAAATTATTTCCAAATGGCGTATGAGTTTTGTGTATTCCGTCAACTAATGGTGGTAAATTTTCTACGCAATGTATGCCAATAATGCCCGTTTTTGACACACGTTGTGAAAATCTAACCCAACTTATAAGCCAATTGGTTGGTAATAGTATATCATTTGCTAATAAACAAACGCCGTCATATCCTCTTGTCATTCTTAAACCTGCATTAACTCCCGCACCTATTCCTCTTTTATACCCTACATTGCAGTTTGTCCAATTGTATAATTCATAAGGTACTTGATCACTTCCATTATCAACTAAAAAGCAATCGGCGTCATATCCTGAATTATGAAAATTCTGATCAATTACGCGCTTTGTTAAATCGTTTCTATTTAAGGTTAATAAGATTACGGCTATATTCATTTATTCCAATTTTTTTAGCAGGAACTCCCGCATATTTTATAAATTCTTCTGTTTCGCCTTTTATAAAAGCACTTGCACCGATCATACAACCGCGTTCAATTTTTGTAAATTGATGCAGCACCGCATTTAATCCAATGTTTGAATATTCTTTTATAATCGAATGACCGCCTATTTTAGCACCGCAGCTTATTGTTACATTTGAATAAATAAGGCAATCGTGTCCGATATGCGCGTGCTTCATAATAAAACAATTATCCCCTATGGTAGTTATATCACTTGTTCCCGCATCTATTGTAACCAATCCGGTAACAATATTATTATTTCCAATAACTACTATTCCTTTTTCTTTATCCCAAAACTTTTTATGTTCTGCGGGGTCGCCTATAATACAATAAGCGCCAATATAATTATTGTCGCCTAAGATAACATTGTCGCCAATTATGGCAGTTGGGTGTATAAAATTAGCCATTGTTATTATTTTCAAACCAATTATATAATCTCATAATCATATCAAACTTGCAAGCGCCACACCAAACTGATAAAATAAAGTTTGCGTCTAAATAAGTCCGATATATATGCTCATACATTTTTAATTCATTCAGATCAAGGTTTCTAATATAACCATTCTTAGCACTTTCATAATTACTATTATTAGCAATTAGCCATTCCTTATGTTCTTTTTTTATTTCCATAAATAGTTCCACATTAATTTAGTTATTATTGGCGCTAAAAATCCTGCTATAAACATAGTTGAAGTTATATGTTGGATTAATTCAGGTAGGAAATAGTGTATTGGTGCAAGCCACGCAGCCAAACAACTTCCGCAATTAAAGGGCTTGAAATTGATTCCCCATTTATGGTGCAGGTTATGAATTTCAGTAAAAAATAATGATGCACAGATAGCAGTTAAAATTGATAAAATCATTTTCTAATATTTGTTTTCATTTGTTTTTTGGTTTTATT